CTCATGGCTCATCCCATGGATCGACTCAAGCCCCTAAACGGGTTCAATTTGATTTGCCAGCGCCGTCCATGACCAAGTCTTACTCGGTACCTAATGTTTCTCGCAAGAGGGACAAGGGTTATTGGGAGACTAAACTAGACCACTATTATGATTTGTCAAAAGCAATAAATGATGGTGCGGCTCGTGAAGGTCGTGTTTTGAACGCTGATGAAAGAAATGAGCTTGGAAAACTACAAGGCAAAATTGATCATGCTAAAACCGAAATCGATAAGTTCGTCGTTGTGGGTGAAAGACCAAAGCTTAATTTGACCAAACAAAAGGTCAAAGATCTGGGCGAAATTGCTGAAGATGAATATCAGACGCGTTTGGCTAGGATCACGGCCACCGGTGTTGAGCTCACTCAACAACAATTAGACTCCCTACGTAGCTTGGTGAACCAACAACTCGGATTTGGTGGAGGTGATGTGAAGACGGCGGTTAAGGAAGCCATGGCTGAATTGCTGGAGCCTCGTTTCAGAGATTATGAGACGAGATTTGACTCTATTGATGAAGCCGTTCAGGATTTTCGCAACCGCCGCGATGTCAGCAATGCGGCACCGCAAAGTTTACCATCCTCAAGCCAGACCGACCCCTCCCAATCTCCAAACGCAAACAGCGAATTAACGCGAAGATTGCAGCAATCTTTGGAGAAGACGAGAAGGCAAGCTGCCGAAATTACTCGTATCCAGCGCGCAATGGCGCAGCTGAGGTCAAGAGTACCTTCGTCCACTACGACAAATACGTCGTCTGTGACAGGTGCCGACCAAAGCCGTTCTACCAGTCAAGGGTAGACGCCATTAGAGCCTTTGGACGAAAATTTCTTGGATTGGGTTTCACGATGCCCTCAGATTGGTTCAGTCGGGACCAATTGAGACGTGAAATCTTGGAGCATGTTGACCGACGAGCGAGCCCTGGCCTTCCTCTAATGAGGATTGCGCCGACTAATGGTGATCTTCTGTTCTCTAAGGGTGAATTGCGCGAAGATAGATTTGAATTTATCTATCAATGTGTGATTGACAAACTGGAGAATAAAACGGCTGATCCCATTAGGTTGTTTATAAAGCAGGAGCCCCATAAAATGGCTAAGATAGAAGAAGGAAGATTTAGACTAATTTCATCTGTTTCTTTGATTGATTCACTCATTGATAGGATGATCTTTGGTCCATTCTTCGATAAAGTTCTAACCAATTATCAGATTGGTGGTTCAATGATAGGTTGGACCCCTTTATATGGTGGTTGGCGACTTCTTCCTTATCAGTGCTATGGGTATGATATGACTGCATGGGACTACACGGTCCCGTTGTGGCTCATTGAAGACTTTTTGGAGGTAATCAGAATCAATTTGGTGACTGATTCTGAGTCTGCTTTTGGAACATGGGCCGATCTTGCACGATGGCGATTTTCTTCGTTGTTTGTCGATCCCACGTTTGTTTGTTCAAACGGTTTTCGATTTAAACAACTAGTCTCTGGGCTGATGAAATCTGGGTCGTTTTTGACAATTTTAGGCAATACTATGATGCAGCTGTTGCTTGACTTCACGTTATCATTTGAAGCTGGTGAGCCTCTTTCCGAGGTTACCGCTATGGGTGATGATACGATGAGACAAGCTCCTTTGTCTGCTAATAAACTCGCGCTTTTTGAGAAGTTCGGTTTTATTATTAAGGGTTGTGAACGCAATGAGTTCTGTGGTTTTAAATGGGGCAATTCAATGTTTGAGCCAGTTTATGGTTCTAAACATCTTTGCAAGCTTTTATACCTTGAGGATGAACTCGCTGTTGACACTCTTAGGTCATACCAATTGCTTTATTGCAAATCGACTTGGTATCCCAGACTAGTCCAGATTATCATGAATTATGACCCTTCCATCCTTTTGCCGAAGGAGGTTGTGTTATCAATTTTTGATGGTTAGTCTGAGATAGTCAGCTTTTGGGTTGTTTTAC